CAGCCATCTGTGCTTTCCTAGCGGACCATTCGCCGGGATCGCCACCCTTGCTGCTGGCCTTGGCCTCGGCCACCACCTTGTCCCAAAGCTTTGGATTGGAACGTTTCGCACTACTCATGGGATAATCTCCAGTCTCTTCAGGGTATCAAACCTTGCAGGGGGAGGGCATCAAAATCTAAAGGGGGAGGGTGTCAAAAACAGCACCCCCACTACGTTTAACTAGAACCAACTTAACTAGAACCATTGAACAAGGAGTATGTCATGGAAATCATTGCGTTCATTCTGGTCGGGCTATTGCTTGGTCTTCTTATCGGCAGGATGTTCGATGTTATCTTTTCGGCACATCAACCACGGGGCCGCTGGTGCGTTGTCTTTCATAACAAAGAAAAGAAAACATATTCCGCTGCAACGTTGGCATACCAAGCAAATGAAGAAGACAAGTTCGTTGCAATCAAGCTATACGATGCACGACTTGATACCTTTCGCGAAATACCAATGTTTATCAGTAGGGATAAAGTACGTTTCTATCACGATGATGGAGAACCAATTCGCAAAGATAATATAGATCGGTTTGCAAATTAATCAGACGCGCTGTACAATTTGTCGTCAGAAATGACATACTCTAGTCAGGAGAAGAGATGAAGATCATTCGTTACAATCAGTCGTGCGATGTCGAAGTGGACATGGATGTCAACAACTACGGCGAATCCCTTGAGATCTGCTGGAAAACCGAAGATGGCGTTCGTATTGAAACGGCGCAGGACTATTCCAGCGCGTTTCGCATCCTCTACAACATCTACATGAACGAGCGTGGCGTCAAGCTTCCCGCCAAGTTTGTCCTTGAGTTTGCCCTGATGGTCATCAATGGGCTGACTCCGCACCGCAACGTGGAATGGACGCAATCGGCTGGCGAAGCGCGATGAACCGCATCTGCATCGTTGGGCGTCTGACCGACGAACCAAAGTCTAGGGAAGTTGGAACGCAGGTCGTTGCCGAATTTTCCGTGGCTGTCGGTCGTATGAAGAAAGAGGAAACCGATTTCTTCAACGTCAAGGTGTGGGGAAAACAAGCGGAGTTCGTAATGAACTATCTTTCCAAAGGACGACTTGTATCCGTCAGCGGAAGGATGGAATCCCGCAAGCACGAAAAGGATGGGCGCACGACCACTTACTGGGACGTGGTTGCCGATCAAGTAAACGGACTGGATCGCAAGGATGACAGCGCACCAAAGGCTGCTCCCGATATGTTTGGTTCGTTCGTGAAGAAGAAGGCACCTGCGCCTCCTCCTCCGCTACCCGGCGAAGACGATCTGGAAGATCCATTCGCCTGACAAAATCAAGGGGTTTTTTTCCTTTCCCCCTTGATTCCAATGCCAGCCATCTTTCTATTCCGGTGGCTGGCATTGTGTTTTATGCTTTGGGCGGGCCAATCATACCGACAGCATTGAGCAAACGTATGTTCCTGCGCGTACCATTGGGAATGCGATAGATGGCGTACAGCAACTGCAAACGATAGTTGACGGAACGAACGCTGATGCCTAGACGCTCCGACATTTCTTTTGCCGTAAGTCCTTCGGCAATCAGTTCAAGCAACTCAACCTCTTCAAATCTATTCATGCCGCACATCCTATAAAGTTTGCGACAATTATATCAGTTGCAAGAATCTTGATAACTTGGCCTATAATCAATACTATGGGCGTCCTGAAAAAATACCAAGATCCAAAAGGTGGCCTCAATGCCGCCGGTCGTGCCTACTTCAAGCGGGAACATGGCAATGATCTGAAACCACCCGCTCCCAATCCGCAGACCAAAGCGGACGCAGGACGCCGCAAGTCTTTCTGCGCTCGTATGGGTGGAATGGCAAAGCAGTTTCCCAACGCTGCCAAAGATCCAGATTCGCGCCTTCGCAAAAGTCTTAGGGCTTGGAACTGCTGACAATGATCAATCGAATGAATAAACATATCAATTCCCTTTCCGTTGCGGCTGTACAGTTGCTGGAAAAGGGAGAGCATGGGCTTAGGAAAAAGCCTAGTCTTGCTGAGATGCAGTCAATGGAGACTGCCGAACATGGATTGAAGAAGAAGCCCACCATTCGCGAACTCCTCAAGATGGAAACCAAGGAACACTCCAAGGTGGAAGTGGAAGAGCCGGGTGAAACCGAAGACGATTCGGAAGAAAACGGCAAGGCTCAAGAACCTAGCTATGTAGGGCTTGGTTCTTTGATCGTCAAGTCTGGGAGGAAGTAATGCTTTCCAAGTTGATGGGCATCAAGCAAGGCAAGATGCAGAAGGTTATGCATGAATTCAAGGCTGGAACCTTGAAGTCGTCGTCTGGTCAAAAGGTGACGAATCGAAAGCAAGCCATCGCAATCGGAATGTCCGAAGGCGCGGCTGCGGTCAAGAAGAAACGAGGTAAGTGAAATGCCGATGGGTATGCCGTATCCGAAGGGTGACATGGCTATGCAGGGCGGTAAGCCTTCCATGTCCGAACTGATGGGTGTTGAGAAGAAGGGTATGCCGATGCCTCCTCCTGCAAAGGGCAAGGGCAAGGGCAAGGGCAAGCCGATGCCCTTCAAGAAGAAGTAATGGCACGGCCAGCAAAACAGCCTGTTCAGAATACGCAACCGCAGGAACAGCGTATTCCATTCAATCGAATGGGACAGATCCTACAAGCGAATCGCGTACTTGGTCAGATGGGAAGTTCGACGCGGATTGGGAATCTGATGAATCCTGCTTTGCGTCAGTCGCCGTGGGATACGAGTAATCTTCAATCGCACGACGAAGATCAGTAACAATTCCATCAGCCAGCAAACGGCGATGATCAACAGGCATGAACTCGGAAGCGGTCTCGTACACCAAGTACCAGACCGCTTTCAACATATCGGAGAATTGCGAATCCGTTGACTTATGTCCTGCGCGTTGAAGATACTTCAATACATTGAAGATCGGTATGGAAGAACACCATGCTTCGGAAACAAGCAAAGCATCAATGTGACTCGACCGATAATGGCTGTATAGTTTGCTGTCAGAAACGTCAGTCATATTGACAGTATACAAGCATGGAAACACAAGATCTGGTTATCGTTGAAACAAAATGCAATGCAACCGTCAATGGTCGGCAATGCAAAATGAGACCCGTCAAAGGTCGAAGATTCTGTGCAAAGCATGGCGGGTTGACTGCAATAGGACCAGATACAGGCAACTTCAAACACGGCCTTGCATCCCTTAATCGTAAACGATTTGCAACCATTGGGAGCGAATTGCTTAGTCGTATTGATGATTACAGGGATGATCCAGAACTGTTTTCTCTACGCGATGATGCGGCATACATGACCGCACTAATTGACCGTCGTGCGGAAGCTGCCGCATCTGGATTTGGCATTGAGGTATTCAAGGAATTGCGAGGGCTTTACTCCGCAGCAAACAAAGCCTATCGCGCATCCGATACCGAATCATTTGATGCATCATTCAAGAAGATGGGAGAGATATTCTCCCAAGGTGGAGATGAGGCCAAATCAACGGATGAGGTCGTTGATCTTATTTCCAAGCGTGTGCAACTGGTCGAAGCGGAACAACGAGTTGCACACGCCAAAGCGTATACACTTGAAGTAGATCAAGCGTATTCATTGGTTATGCAGGTAGTAGGAATTGTGAAACAGTCTGTACGAAATGCCGATGAACTAACAGCAATTAAAAATGGCGTAGCGCGTCTACTTAAAGTTTATCAACAAGATATTGATAATAATGTTATTGATGCTGAGGTAGTTGATGAAACAACGTAGTACTGTAAATACGCGAGTCACTCCTCGTAATCTCAAGAAGTTCATACGCCCAGACAAACCATTGTCCGTAGCCTTGCTTGAAGCTATGGAAGATGAGTTTGACACAATCATAAAGATTGGGGATTTTGACAAAGGCAGGGCATACCCAATCGAAGGCAGCGAACTCGAATACAAATCATGGCTTCGCACCTATGCTCCACACGCTGCATCCAGCCCACTTGCGGAACATCATATTCGAGCATGGGAATGGGCCGAATCAATTGTTGATGGCAATCCTCCACCGGCCTTGATCGAATGCTGGTTTCGTGGTGGTGGCAAATCAACGACAATGGAATTGATTGCCAGTCGCATTGCAGTCAAAGCAACCAAACGATTCCTTCTATATGTCTGTGCCACACAAGAGATGGCAGACAGGCACGTTCAAGACATTGCTACGACAATGGAACGGTGTGGTATTGAACGTGCTGTCAACAAATATGGGTTCTCGAAAGGGTGGAATGCATCCAAGTTGAGAACGGAAAACGGATTCAACGTTCTTGCATTCGGACTTGATACTGGCGCGCGTGGTGTCAAGCTTGATTTTCTTCGGCCCGACTTCATCATCTTCGACGATATTGATGAACTTGATGATAGCGTGAGTCGTGTTGATAAAAAGATTTCAACAATCACGCAAACGATTCTTCCTGCGAAGTCAACCGATTGTGCAATTGTATTTGTGCAGAATAGGATTCACGCGAATAGCGTGATGTCCAAGGTTCTAAGCGGTGAAGTTGATATGCTTCAAAGCCGCGTTCAATCTCCGATTGTTCCTGCCATCAAGAATCTGACATATACGACGGATGAAAAAGATGATGGACGAGTCGGATACAAGATCACAGGTGGAACACCATCGTGGTCGCATAAATCCATCGAAGTCTGCCAGCGCGAGATTGATGACTATGGGCTTATCTCGTTCCTTCGTGAATGCCAACATGAAGTCGGTGTAGGTGGTCTGTTCTTCCCAGACTTTAGGGAATACGGATTGGATGGCGAGCCTTGGCACGTTGTTGATTCCATACAGATTCAACCGTGGTGGCGTATGTGGGCAAGTCACGACTTTGGTACAGGCGCACCATGTTCGTTCATACTGTACGCATCAGATGAAAAAGAAAACATCTATGTCATTGATGAAGTCTATGAAAAAGGTCATGTGTCATCCAGCCAAGCACAACTTGCATTGAACTGCTTGCAGATACATGGTGCTGCGGAACCTTCTGATCGTAGGTTTCCAGATGCAAAATGGAATACACGATTGGAAGCGATTGCGTTTGACTGGGCCAATACATTTCCTCCCGAAGATGTCAGGCAACGTATTGGTGAATATCCTGTGGAAATTTGGTGGGAGCGTGGCCTTCCTGCAGTACGCGCAGTCAAGGACCGTAAAGCTGGTTGGCGTCGCCTGAAGGAATGGCTGGTTGCCACACGAATGGTGGATGGAAAACCAAAACCAAAACTTGTCATAGCTAGGAAATGCCAGAATCTAATTCGTGAACTTTCCAAAACAATGGCCGATCCTCGTGATCCTGAAGAGATTGATCGCGGCACGAAAAACGATCACGCCATAGACTCGTTTCGCTACGGAATGATGTGGCGGGAATATCCTGTTGCTTGCCCAGAGATTGATGTCAAGCAATCCAACAAACCATCTTGGTTAAATGAAGATAGGAAACGGGAATGGCTTTGACATTTGAACAAACAATTATGTTGTTATTGGTTGCTATTTCCGCAGGACAATTTGTTGTTTTGTTGCTACTCTATTGGCATCTAATTATTATGCCGAACCCGAAACGTAAAAATACTTCCGATAAGAGGTGGTTGTGATGGCACTAGCGGATATTTTGAATGCTGCCGCAATGAAGATGGCCGAACGCACACGGCCACGCATGACCGCCTTGAATGCGCCACAAAATAATGGAACGCCGGGTTCGTTTCAAACGAAGAACGTTGATCTTGTAAATGATGAAGATCTTACTCTCGACCACAATTCCCAAGAC